TGTGAATTGCGCATGGTCGTGCGCACTGCCGTCAACCATGTATCGACACAAGCGCGGCAGAGCGTCCACGAGGCGAACAGCAAAGTCATAAAGGGCGAGAAGATTGTCGCGACTCTCGACGGGCGCACTTCGCCTATCTGTCGTTTTCAAGACGGCAGAGTTTACAAGGTAGGCCAGGGGCCGCGACCGCCCTTTCATCCGAATTGTCGCTCGACCGTTGTGCCAGTGTTGAAGTCCTGGCGCGAGTTGGGCATCAATTTAAAAGAAGCACCCAAAGGCACACGTGCAGCTTTCGGCGGCGATGTGCCTGCGGACGTGACATATGCGCAGTGGTGGAAAAAGCAGTCACGTGCATTTAAACGCGACGACATCGGCCCTACACGATTAAAGCTTATCGAAACAGGTAAGCTCGACGACGTCAATTCATTTTCTAATCAGCGAGGTCGACTCTTAAACTTGAAACAATTGCGACGCAAAGAGCGTGACGCATTTGAAGCAGCGGGAGTCGAATTGTAGCTGTCCCTATGCATTTAAACCGCACGATGTGCGTCTCTCTGAAGGGGAGGTATTATCATGGCAATGGCAGCGTTTTATGCAACTGAAGAGGAAGTACCCGCAGGCGACAAAGAGCATTATTCCGAAGCAAACGGGCAATGGGTCTTGCAGTTGTCAAATAGCGGCGACGGATGGGCCGTCGAAAACGTCACCGGTCTTAAATCGGCACTCTCGAAACAGACCGATGGACGCAAGAGAGCCGAGACGGCGCTGCAAGCCTTTTCTGCGCTCAATACGAGTGCGGCCGATATCGCTACCCAACTCGAAGAGTATGTGGTATTGAAAGAAAGTGCAGGCAATGAGTCCGAAGTTGTAAAAGGACTCAACGCACAGATAACGAACATTCGGCAAGCTCAAAAGGATGAGATTTCAAAAGTAGTCGCGCCCCTTGAGTCTCGAAATGGAAAGCTTGTCACGCAGCTTGAAACTGCACTTATAGACGCCGCGCTAACAAAAGAGATAATAGACGCAAAAGGCTCGGTGCCGTTGCTTATCAGAGCGCTCAAAGATGAAATCAAAGCCACCATCGCGGAAGACGGAACTTTTTCGTTTGCCGTCGTCGATGCCGAAGGCACACCGCGCGTCACGGGAGCCGATTTGGCACCCATGGGACTGAAGGCGCTGGTAGCTGAGAAAAAAGCTATTCCCGATTTCGCAAGAGCGTTTGAAGGGACCGACGCATCAGGAAACGAAGGCGCTGCGGGAGGTGCTGGAGGTGGAGGAGGTAACGGTCAATTGACGCCCGAACAAGTCGATGCAATGTCAATGGCTGAATACCGCACGGCACGAGAGAAAGGCACAATCAAATAAAACTCTCAAGCTACTCGTAAATCGGAGAATTATTAGCAATGGCAAATACATTTATCACCCCTTCGGCAGTAGGCAAAGAGGCGTTAATGATCCTCGAAAACGAACTCATTGCCACGCAACTTTTCCACCGTGGGCACACCGAGGTGTTCACCGGGGCCAAGCGCGGCGACACCATCACCGTCAAGGGTCCGGCGTCGTTCACGGCGCAAGAGTTCACGACCACCACGACCGTGCAGAATGCGACCGAGTCCAGCGTCTCGCTCGTGCTCGAAAAACACTTCGACGTCTCTTTCGATGTCACCGCGAAGGATTGGACGCTGGAAATCAGCGAATTCTCGACGCAATTGATCGAGCCTGCCGTCGTCGCCATCGCGCAGGGCGTCGACAACTATATCATGAGCAAGGTCAATGAAGTGCCGAACTATGTCGGCACTGCTGGCGACCCGCCCGACGCGCTGGCCGATATCATTGCGGTCAACAAAAAACTCAATGACCTGAAGATACCGAAGGACGGCAAGCGCTTCGCTATCGTCGATTCTCAGGCCGAAGCTGATATGCTCGGTATCACCCAGGTCGTCAACGCAGAGCAGCGCGGCGACGGCGGCGTCGCTTTGCAGCGTGCGTCGATGGGTCAAATCCTGGGCATCAACTGGTACATGAGCCAAAACGTCAACTCGCAGGGCACCGCGAGCACGGATTCGACGGGCTGGCTCGTCGACAACGGTTCGGGCCATGCAGCGGGGTCCACGCAGATGGACATCGACACCGGCACGAACAACATTGAAGTCGGCGACGTGTTCGTTGTTGCTGGCGACACGGTGCAGCACGTTGCGACCGCTGCGTCTTCGACGTCGGTGACGTTCAGTCCCGCTCTGGGGTCTGCCGTCGTCGATAACGCTGCAATCACGGTCGTCGCAGGGCATGAAATGAATGTTGCAGGGCACCCGAACGGGCTGACTGTCGCCATCGTGCCGCTGGAACTGCCGCGCGGTGCTGGCAATGCCGCTTACATCGGCGACCGCAACCTCGGCATTCGCGTCGTCTTCGACTACACGTCGAGCACGAAGCTGGACAGCATTTCGTTCGACTTGCTGGTCGGTGCCAAAGTGCAGCAAGGGGCGCTATTGACGCGCGTGCTCGGGTAGTCACCATTCGCGGCTGTAAAAAATAACGCTCTACGTCTCACTGTGACGAGGCGTAGAGCGTCACGACGCATTTGCACTCGTCGCTCGCAAATAGAAAGGCGATAAAATGGCAGTCACGATTTTGAGAAAGGGCTATGACAAGGTCGTCATTGACGAAAACACGAGCGCTGACGAACGCGCCGCACTGCTCAAGCAGGGTTTCACCATCGACAAAGGCGCAACGATTGAAACAAACGAAGACGGCACGCTCGCAGTTGTGTTGTCGCCCACCAAAGAGAAGAAAGCAGGGCGCCCGAAGTTAGGCGCACAGAATACCGAGTCATAACGAAGGGGTGTAAAATGACTGAGCAAAACGAATCGTTGGGCATAGAGCAGACCACCAACGCCGACGCTGATATCGGGATCGGCACAGAAAACCCCGACGCTGAATTGACGATTGAAGTCGAAGAGGAAAAGCCGCGCACCATCGTCGTCGCGCTCAAAAAAGAGATCGGCATACAGCGCCACGAAATTGACGGACTCGATCCCAATACAATTGACACCGCTGTCGTCTCGTATATAAGCGGTGACAACTGGGGGATGGTAGACACGCCCCTCGAACTCGAAGACGTCACAGTGACCATATCCGTGCGCGAGGGCGGCATTGACGTCGAAGTCGAGAGTCACCAGTTGCCCGAGAGCTTCGACATAAAGGCAATTCTGCCGCTCAAGTAGGAAATAAAATATGGCACTCACAGTCGAAGGCGGCACCGTCGTTGCGAGCGCGGACAGTTACATTTCGCAAGCCGATGCTGACACGTATTTTACGAACCACGACGACCCAAGCGACTGGACGGGTGCAACGTCTGCACTCAAAGATTCGGCATTGCGCTTCGCTGTAATGACGATGGACGGTATGTTTGAATGGTCGGGTGCTGTGCAGAGCAGCACGCAAGTACTCAGCTGGCCGCGCACCAGTGCCGAAGACGCAGAGGGGCGCGCGATAGCGTCGAGCACCATCCCACAGCGCATTAAAGACGCACAGTGCGAACTCGCCGTGCAACACATCGGCAGTCCGATCAATGCCGCGCTCGATAGGGGCGGCGACGTCAGGCGCGAGCGAGCAGGCCCGGTTGAAGTCGAGTACTCCGAAGGGGCCGCCGCAGAGCAAGTCAAGCCGCTTATCGAGCGTATACTGCTTGGACTCGGCAAGCGGCGTGGCGCTTTCTCTGGAGAGATTGAGAGGGCGTAACTATGGCACTCGACACTCAAGCTCAAAACATTGCAAAAAACTTGCTGACGAAGTTCGGCAACGATGTCACCGTCGAGCAAGTCACCAACACCGACACGTCCGCGCAGCCGTGGAAAAAAGACAGTGCGTCAACAGCGACTAATGTCGTCAAGGGGCTGGTTGACAGTTTCAGCGCTTTCGAGCGCAGCCAGGAGCCGATACGCCTTGACGACCGGCGCTATATGATAGCAGCGAAGGGTATGACGATAACGCCGAATCCGGGCGACAAGCTGCTCATTGGTTCGACTCGGTATGGCATCGTCGACGTCGACACGATTGGGCACGCACCAACCGGCGCAGTCGCGTTGTATCGACTGCACGTGAGAAAGTAAGCAAAGGAAAATGGCGCGAGGAGACGAGGACTTCAGAGCGTTTGATTTGGATTTGCGCAAGTTTACGGAGAAGATAATGCCACGAGAGGCAAATCTACTCAAGCAAAAGGTAGCATTGCAAGTCTTGACGGGCGTCGTTATGACAACGCGAGTCGGACGGCCACCATTAGGCACCGGGCGCGCGCGCGGCGGCTGGCAAGTGGGACTGAATACCCTCGACGACGTCGAGCGCGGTATGGTAGATCGCACTGGGCAGCGCAGTATAAACGTTGGCTCGACGGTAATCGACGCAGCAAAGACCGGTGACGACATTGTGATTTCGAATAGCGTCAATTATTCGAAGTATCTCAACGACGGCACTGATAAGATGGCAGGCGACCACATGGTCGAGCGCACGGTTGCTGACGTCAGCGCACAATTCGAAGGATAAGAGACAATGGCTTTCGCGACAGCACGTGACACGCTCTTAGATCGCTTCAAGGCGCAGCACGACCTATCAAGCTGGTCGGCGGTGCCGATCTCTTATCCCAATATAGCGTTTACACCTCCGAGTGACGCACCGTGGGCGCGCGTGCTGGTCTTTCCTGGGACGAGTGAAACAGCGGCAATCGGAACCACGAAGTACCGAAACCTCGGCGTCGTCATTGTCGAACTGTTTGTTCCGATGGGAGAGACAGACGAAGACTTGATTGACAAGGCAGACGATGTTGTCGGTTTTTTCAGGGGCGCAACTCTGAGCGGCGTTGTGTTACGAACGCCATCCATTCAACGCGTCGGAGAGGACGGCGGCTTTTATCAATTCACGGTAACAACGCCGTACCATTACGACGACTGAGTTTTATAAAT